AAATCCTTCCCCATAGGTTGCATCTAGGTAGGATAAAAAAGATGAAAAATGTATTAATAAGATTAGACGCAAAAACATACGCCAAGTTAAAAAAAGAATCTAAGAGTAAGCGTGTATCTATGTCACGATTAGTTGATCACTATTGTAATGAGTGCATTGGTGATGATAGTAAATTTTTACGATTGTTTGGATGATGTTTGTAAAGTTTGCAGTTTGGATAATGGTTTACTCAAATTACCCACCTCCAGCTAATCACTTTTACATTGGTGATGTCACAGATTGTCAACACGCAGAGAAACTTGTAGATGAATGGATAGATACATACTTCAAACCAAAAGATTATTATGGCTGGGTATGTTTAAATTGGGATGAACATTTACGATTGTTGTATGAAGGGAAGCGATATAAAGATAGAGTGAAGCGTGTGGAAAAATGACAAAGTATAAAGCAATTAGAACTGAAGTGGATGGTATTATGTTCGCGTCAAAAAAAGAAGCTATGCGATATAAAGAATTAAAATTTCTGCGTAGTGAATATCGTATTAGTGATTTAATATTACAACCAAAGTTCCCGGTAGAAGTATGCGGTAAAAAGATATGTACTTATGTAGCTGACTTTCTTTACTATGAAAATGGTGAAAAGATTATTGAGGACGTTAAAGGTGTAAAGACACCGGTATACAGATTAAAAAAGAAATTAGTTGAAGCAATCTATAACATTACAATAAAGGAGGTATGATGGCTGACCCTAAATACAATATAGAATTAATAAACCCGGATCATTACAAACAAGGAACTGTTGAGTGCATTGATTACATACGAGATAGACTTGGTTACGAAGGATTTAAAGCATATCTTTTGGGATCACATTACAAATACACTTATCGTTTTGGATACAAGCATAAAAACTTAGATCCATTATCAAGAAAAAAAGAAGAGGATAGAGATTTACGCAAGGCAATGTGGTATCTATGTCGTTATCAGGATATTTGTAAAAAAGAAATAGAAGCTCACGAGGAATCAGATAATAGACAAGAAGTAGAATATTCAGCTGGGGATTTACCAAGTGATACTGAGCAAAAATAGTGAGAGCTATCAACTTTTAGCTAAAGAAGCATTAGAGTTTATGTTAGATTGCCTGAATCAAGGGATGCAGCTGTATGAAATAAAAGCAATGTACATAAATAATATGGGAGCTGGTGTTCCGGTAAGCTATGGTAATATACTCAACCAATTAATTAGAGAACATTTAGAATGTCATAAAAGACTAGCAAATAAAAAGTATAAGATGAGTGATGAATAATATATATAAGATGGATAACGATTTTGAAGAAAAACGTAAAAGAAAGATACTTGATAACGGCAAAAACAATGTGCAATCTGTATATTCTATGGGGCCTTTTACTGTTCTGCCAAGACGTGCATTCAATGATAAAAGAATGTGTAAACATCCAACAACATTACTCATATTGGGAACGCTTTGTACTTGTGCAAACAATTTTACCGGAGTATGCTTTCCAACATATCAATACATTATGAACGCAACAAACAAATCATTAAAAACAATCTCACATTCTATTAACCATTTAATTGATTGGGGTTATGTAAAAAGACTTCGTAAAGGATCACCATTGTATAAGAATGTAAGACATAAGAGTAGTATTTATAGAATACTTTATGATCCATCAGCTAGTGACAACGAAGTGCATTCACGAGCGTTAAATAATGATCCTGAATTACAACAGATAGAACGCGATAAGACATTACAATCAATGGAGAAAACGATGAAAAAAGAAACTAAAAAAACACCAACTATTTCACCTGAGGTTAAAGAAGATTTTAACATAGGGTTAAATAGAATAAGACTTACTGAACTAGACTCAAATAAGAATACTATAAGTAACAATAAGAACATTAAGAAAATGTCAGAGATTGAAATGATGAATGAATTTAAAGCTGTACACAGAGAAGTATTCAACATTGATTTCATACCTGATAGAAGGGATTGGAATCATATAAAAGATTTATGGGAGCTAAACATTGGATCTAACATTTTGTTTGCAACAATAAAAAGAAACTTCCATAAAAAAGATAAGCCACCAGCTTTTCCTTTGTCGTGGATACTGAAGGTGATGAACGATGATCCGGAAACTCCACAAAGTGTTGTAGCTGAGATAGCAAAGTTATTAAAAAGAAAACGGAGGGACTATGATTAATTTACAAACGATGGACGTTCCTCTAAGTTTTGTAAAACAAAAGAACGCATTATCACTCACTCTTCCGCCACGGATACAAACTAACGAAGAGCCATACCTACGGGGGGAGGGGGTGCTGCGTATATATGGGGGTGGCTCACAAATATTTTTTAATTTTAACCAAGGAGTTTTTTATGACTAAAGAATATTTAAACGTGGTTAGTCCGCGTAATGGAAAAGAAGGTAAAACAGAATGGCATAGAGTCGGCGTTGCTTTCAGGAATGATAACAAACCGGATATACCCTATTCTATTGTGTTGAGTAGCGTTCCTATACCTGAAATAAATGAAAAAGGTAAACTAGAATGCAAGTTATTGTTAATGAAACCTAAAGACTTTCAGAAAAACAATAATCAACCGCCTTCGCCACAACCATCACAAAATACCTATGGTGGCCCGGATCTTAATGATGAGGTACCATTTTAATGACAAAACGTGTCCTTCCTCGTCTTGATAACTTTGCATCAATGCGCCAAATCCAGCGTAAAATAAAAGGTAGTGAAGTTATTTATAAAAATCGTGATGCCTTAGCTCAGGAATTAATTAATATTGGAACAGCTAATATTTCTGATGTTGTTACTTGGGAAAACAATGAGGCCACAGTTAAAAATGTGAAGGACATACCCGAATATGCCTTATCAGCTATTAAAAGAGTAAGAATATTAAAGGATGGAACTCTTGATATTGAAATGGTTGATAAGGTGCGGGTATTACAGCTTCTTGCAAAATCTGCGGGATTGTTAGATGTAGAAAAAGACGCTGATAAACCAGCGGTCATAGATATAAAAATGGTAGGGCCAAGTGACGCAAAAGATGAATGATGTACCAGCACTAAAACTTGATTTTAGTAAATCACCTACGATTTGGAAGTTTTTACAAGATGAATCTTTTGTAAGAGGAATTATTGGTCCGGTAGGATCAGGTAAATCTTACGCGTGTTGCGCTGAATTATTTAGACGCGCCGTAATGCAAAAACCAAGTAAACGTGATGGTATAAAATATTCTCGGTTTGTTATAGTACGAAACAGTTATCCAATGTTAAAAACAACAACTTTAAAAACGTGGACAGAATTATTTCCTGAACACATATACGGAGCTATACGACATTCACCACCAATAACACATCACATAAAATTACCAAGTCGTGAAGGAGCAGCCGGTGTAGATTGTGAAGTTATTTTTTTAGCATTAGATCAGCCAAAAGATGTTCGTAAATTATTATCGTTAGAAGTTACCGGCGCTTGGATTAATGAGGCAAGGGAGTTGCCAAAGTCAATCGTGGATGGCCTGACGCACCGCGTGGGAAGATACCCGGTTAAAGAAGATTCAGGGCCGGGACACAGATTTATAATTTTAGACAGTAACCCTTGTGATGATGATCATTGGTTGTATAGAGTATCAGAAAAAGAACCAATAAAAGGAAAATTTGCGTGGAATTTTTTTAGACAACCTAGCGGGGTTTTTGAAGCAAAAGATGTCCCGAAAGAAAATCCTGAAGCGCAAGGATATGTTTTTGCAGCGTCTAAGTGGTGGCAAACTAATCCCGATGCTGAAAACTTAAATAATTTACCAATTGGTTATTACGAACAATTATTAGGATCTAAAAATTTAGATTGGATTAGATGTTACGCTGAAGGTAAATTTACTTATGTTCAAGAAGGTAAACCGGTTTGGCCTGAGTATGATGACGCAACTATGACCGGAGATTTGGAAGCAGATCAAGCGTTACCTTTAATAATTGGTGTTGACTTTGGTTTGACACCCGCAGCTGCTATTGCGCAACGGACACCAAAAGGTCAATGGAATGTTTTACACGAAATTGTTACTGAAGATATGGGATTAGAACGATTTTGCACATTACTTAAACAAGAACTTAATTTATTATTTCCTAACTATGAATTAAAAATTTTTGGAGATCCGTCCGGGTTGAGCAGAGAACAAATCTTTGAAACAACTGCTTTTGACCATATGAAAACACACGGGCTAATGGCTAAACCTTGTGTAAGCAATGAATGGAAAGTTAGGCGTGAAGCTCTAGCTGCGCCTATGAGTAGGTTAGTAGATGGCAAACCAGCTTTTAAAGTAGACCGCAGATGTGTTAGAACGCGAAAATCATTAAGTGGTGGTTACCATTTTCGGAGGGTAGCTATCGGTGCTGGGCAAGAACGATTTAGAGATACGCCAAACAAAAACGAACATTCACATATTGGAGATGCAATGGCGTATTGTGTGTTAGGTGGTGGAGAACATAGAAGAATGACGAGAAGGCCTATGCACTCAATGCATAAACCTTTACTAGCAAAAATAGAATTTGATCCATTAAAATGATATATTTTATTGTTGAAACAGTTGCAGTAATAACAGCTATAATGTCAATTTATTTTTATGGCAATGGCTGGAGATATTCAGGATATTTTGGTTTGTTCTCACAATGTTGGTGGATTGCGTTTACTTATCTTAATGATCACACAACACTTTATATTTTATGTGGGTGTATGTGTGTAACCCATATAAGAAATATTTATAAAATGAGAAAATAATGTTTACAGCTGACGAAATGAATAAAGCTATGCGCATAGATGGTATAAATAAAAAAGTTGTACCTTTTCATAATTCACATTTAAACGTAATGGATTTTCGTAAACAAGATTTACAAATCC